TCGACGTAAATCCAACACTGATCTTGTGCGAAGTGTTGGCTGCAACCGCTATAGTCTGCGCATCAGCTCTTACGAACAAACCTTTATGATAGTAGATAGACTCGCCGACAGCATATAGGTAACCTGAAGTGACAGGAAGCTTAGCTGTACTGCCTTCACTTGTAGTAATTATTTGAGCAATGCCGGAATTGGAAGTAAATATGTTGTTTCCGTTAATGAACGATGAGCTAAAATCGACTACTTCGTTATTAGATACGTTGACGGAAGAATACACCGTCACCGTATTGGCATCTTGAAGGTACTGAGCAAAAACTAAATCAAACTCTCCACCAGAAGCAGGTACCACTTTTTTTACTTTAAATAATTTTTCTGACGATCTTGTTCTAGCGTACTTGCCATCAAAATCATTTACGGAAATAGCTGAACCGGCATATGTAGATTTTATTCTAAACACTGCAACTTGATCGAGAACCTCTGTGGTACCAGAAACTTCTGACCCATCTCTAAAGATATGGTTGCCAAACCTATGGATTTGATTTTGAAGTATAGACTGTTGCTGAGTCAACTCCCTAGCTTGTACGGCGAATCCAGGACGATATAATACACGGTGAAAGTTTTTACTCTCATCGTAATCATCGTAGTAAGGATCTACATTAAAATTAGTTGTCAAGTTATTGTTGGCAGTCATATCTGTTCTCTTAATTAAAACTTAACAGTAAATGTGAAGTTCTCTGTTTGGTCGATATCTCTCTCTAACGGCTGCTGTGTTACTTTGTACAACATACTTCCGCTATATGGTGTCAGATCTGAAAGCGTCACATTCTGTATCTGAGCAGTTACACCTGAGTTATTAGCTGTAACCATCTCACCATTGGCAAAATATCCAACTGGATAAGTTAGATGTAACACACCAGCAGTGCCAGTCATGTTGCTATTCGCAAAATAAACTACTCGACCAGATGCTCCCGAACTATCACCTACTATAAACTCGTCCTGCATGTATGCTCCGGACACCGAGCTAACTGTCAATCTAGTAGTTTGATCATACCTTAGATTACTGGCGACACCGTTGACGCCTCTCAGTGTCGGATCTTTTATTAATCCATATATTCTAAACTGGTTATTAGCAGCAAAGAATCCACCCTCGTTACCATCAACCTCTACGTTAAGCGTGACGTTTCGAGCAAACAGCTCATTAACTGGATCCGAACCATGGCCCCCAACGTCTGGCAGATAAGCTACGGCTGCAGCTCCCGACCCGAAAGATGGATTAGCTGTAATGTTTACTCGTGCAAACGAATAACTTGTTCCATCATTAATAGATGTGATCTTAGACACCGCCCCACTTTGTACGTTGGCGTATGCTTCCGCTCTATTGCCATCACCAACTATATTTATGCGTGGACCAATGTGATATGTACTAGACGTGTTTGGGGATACCGTAAATCCAGTATTAACAGTGAGCAGCTTTGTAGCCGCGTTGTATCCAGTTATGATCCTTAACTGACCAGCACCCAGCCCGTTGGAAACAAAAATAGTCGATCCGTTGTATACGTTATCGGTACCGCTTGCCGTATTCGCAATAGTTATTCTGGTAGTATCCGTAACACCAACAACCGTACCTCGATCTTGGAGATAACCCGATCCACCACTAGTGACATCATAAATTGATATCGATCCATTTGCTGCAGCTTGCTGTACAGCCCACTGAGCACTAGCATCGTTTGTAGTGAGTGTTTTGACTGGAATATGGTTAACACCACCAAACCTATTGAAATCGGCAGAGGAAACATCATACAAGAATTTCCACTTGTACCCATCGCTAGTGGTAATTACAGAAGTTGATCTACCGGTAGGTACAACGGTACTAGCACTGTCGTCTGCATTGTACAGACACTTGTATACTTCGTTGTTACTGGTGAATACGAAAAAATTACTGTCCGGTAAATTTTCATTACCGTCATTGTATTCAGTATAGGTAGTGCCCGATTCCCAAATATACTTTGGTACCGCCATCGTCACGTTATTGTTAGAGATTTTTTTCAGCGATATCATTCCACGCCAGATATCTCTATCAGAAATTACAGTGTCCTTTAAAGATGGGGGGCTGCTTTCGTTACTCCATGGATCAATTTTAGAATAAAACAAATACACTTGAGTAGGGTCAGACTCGTCAAAGGCCTCCCTAAACTGCTGAGCAACGTGTGCGTTTAATTTTTTACTAATTAATTTAGCCATCTCTAAACATTACCATCGTAGGTGTATCTGAATATACCGTTTGCCATTGCATCACTAGCGAAGTTATTGTTGATTGTGAACGTGGTGTTACTGTAAACAGTATTAACTATATATGTCGTGTTGCCAGTAGCCCCAGGAATCAAGTCTTCGATTTCTACTTGTGTCCCTCCACCAAGGATATTAGAGAACTTATCTGTACCATCACCGTGGATTACTGTACGAGTACCCAACATTACTGGCTCAGGTAAGTATCCGGTGATTGGTTTTGTTAAGTAGCTAGTAATCACATTGACATTTGACACCCTGATGAAGCCATCGGTACCGAGGTATAAAGTAGGTACACCAACAATTGTATTCGCTGCTATAGAGTCTACGTTGAATAATGTGGATACAAGTAAGTCGCTAGACACTACAGTGTCAGGTCCAATGCTTGGTATACCGTACTTGCCACCAATCAAGTTAGTGGTAACAACCGCTTCTACATCAATCGGCTGCATTTGAAGAGTATCTTCTATATCGACCTGGCCAAACAGCTTGGTACCAGCGGGGTGTATAACAGCATGTACCACATCACGGTATGCTTTCAATGCTTTGGTTGATTTGATTACGTAACTGAATTCCTGATAATAGTAATTGTCCTGCAATCTTTGATCCCAAGACAAAAATCCTTTAGTACCGGTATACGCACCTGTCTCACCGATAACTCCGGACACTACCGGATCACCCATAGCATCTGTTGCGGTCGCTCTGCTAGTGTTGGTTACTGTGACACTATCAATAGCGTTGTACAGTCTTCCTCCATCAGTTACCGTAACATCAGAAATCGATCCTGGGATGAACGCAGCGGTGATAACAGCATTACGTCCTTTGAATCCCCCCGACCCATCGCTAATGTCCAATTTTGTAATAGTGCTATCTACTACTGATACAGAAGGGAGCTGCGCGCCGATATAGTTACCATCTACGGTTTCTATAGCGCTAATAGTACCTGCAACCACAGCAATCGTACCTAAAGCGCTACTAAGAGCAGTAGATGAATTAGACGATGCTAGATTCGAGCTGACAATACCGGAGTTCGAGCTATAGGTTGGCCCATAGCCAATCGCGGTATTAGACAGTGCTTGAATTTTATCAGTATAGGCAGAAATAGTTTCGGTATTGGAAACAGCGGTAACAGTAACAGATCCAACAAGACCGCCTTTAGCAACACCACCGGAAACAACAGCTACTGTGTTGCCAACGCTATATCCGCTACCGCCATCTACCAAACTGAACTGAACCACCTCATCTACAGTAGTATTAATTACTCCAGATGCCCCTATACCGGTAGCACTAGTGAATCGAACAACATCACCAGTCTGATGACCGGACCCTCCACTCGAGCTCGCAGTACCAAACGACACATCCTTTAAAGGACCAATAGTGTTAACTACGAATCCTCCAATGTTATCGTCAGTAGTTACCTGCTCCAGGTCTATGAATGTGCCAGTCACTTCTATCAAACGCAGCTGCTTTACTTCAACACCACTCTCAAACACAGTAACGGTACGCGACACTTTACCGGTAGCACCTGATTTAGCTCCAGTAACGACTTTACCAACTGCATCCTCTAAGTTACCGGTAAAAGGAGCACCAAGACGTACTAAGGTATCTTGAGTCCAACGCCCATCAGAAGCGCGTAGAATGTTGTCTGACGGCTTATAGATCGATACGTCCTGATTGTATAGGATACGGAATAAAAGGTTGTATGAAGCGATTGAGCCCTTACTACGGTATAGGTCTTTTATCTTCTTTGCTACTACCCTTCTATCAGCTAATATAGCATCAGGAAAGTCAGCAAGAATCTCTCTCTGAAAGAAACTATAGAACTTTGCAAGGTCTGTTGTATCGATATCTTGATTGGCTANAAGGTTCTTAGACGCATCGGTCACCTGACCGTTGGTCTCCATCCACTCGTAGTACGCCTTGATGAAAGCGACGAGGTTAGGCCCNTCCTCTAGCAGATAGCCAGGAACCTGGGATTGTAATAACGTCGATGTCTTATTATTAGTAGCCATTTAGTATGTCGATGAACTCGCTACAACCCCAGTCTCACTAGAAACCGTTGCTTGAATAGTCGATGCAATATTACGAGAAAGTGCTACAGACGCATCGGTTTGATTATTAATAATGTTAACCGTAGCATCAGCAAGTTGACATATCTGACTACGGGTAGACTTGATCGATTGGTTAGCAGGGACTGCATTGATCTTAATACCGTCTCCATCAAATGCGGTAAACCTAACTGCAGATATTCTAACAGAACCAACACTGTAATTGACTGTTCCCGCATTACGGTTAACGTATACGCGCTTATCCTGAGCCAACCGGTATATTCGCAACTTACCATTGCCATCATCGTCAAAGTAACATGTAAACCCATTGTAGGTAAACGAAGATGATTGTATTGAGTACTTATGGCCTGCATGGGGGTTATTGATTGGGTTGTTGAAATCAACTGCGTATGCTTGAGTGATAGTTAGGTTAGGAATAAAACGTCTCTGCATTTGCAATGTAATTGATACACTAACAACACTGGCGTCAATATCGTCGACCTTTTTAATCAGCTCGGACATATGGAAGTTGTTGTTGAATACTCCAAGCTCCTTTATATTGAATGCACCAAGTACCTGGTCAACCGAATTCAATAAAGCATCGCCTGTTTTACTAGTAATCGCTGGATTGTAATTAACTTGTATAGAAGGTACCACGTATAGGTACTGTGCGTCTACAAACACAGGCTCAATAGTAACCGCATTACGATCATCGAGCAACTCAACCAGCTCTGCCTTACGACTTTGAGTAAGAACAGTATCGCCAATTGGCTTAGCACTTATATACACCTTGCCATATACAGGGGGACTATTCTTCTCTCCCCCCCACACACTAATACTCTGCAGATCAGGTGCATTGTTTAAAAGGATGCTTTTATAGTCGTTTGCTGTAACTGCGCGGTTTTGAGCGGCGAAATTTTTAGGAGCGTTAAACTTAATACTATCAATCGACTGCGGATTACTACCACCCGATGCCTTACTAGTCGTCACTATAGAGTATGAGCTGCTTCCTGCGATACTAGCAGGGCCGCTAAATGTACTAGTGCCATTAACAGCAGGGCCATTTACTACATTGTAGTTTAACTTAACTATATTGCCATCAATAGGCTTCTTCCCTATCACATTGTCGCCAAACTGCACCTGATAGGTACCATCATTACTCTCTTGCAGGAAGTATACCGCACTATCTCCATCGATACGTGTTATGTCGTCTGCAAGTTGATAAACGCGTACAGCGGTGTTAGAGACGCTCTGCTGCACGGTTACTGCTAGCGACGTTGTATCGCTGTTCTGATTGCTAAGCAAATAGCTAACAGGATTGACGGAACTTACAGTATAAGACTCCTGTACGCGATCTCCTTCCCTAATATCAACCAGCTGTGTGTATACGCCAACATCAGATCGATCGAATGTAACAGTGTCTGTAGAGTGAAACTTATAGGTAACCCCATCTACTGTACTAGTAAACACTGTATTAGAAGGCACTACTATACTTGCCGGCGATCCTGTAGGCTCAATCGTTACAGAAAGCTGTGCGCGAGCACCACGAGCAGAAGTAGGAGTAAACCCAAGTGCCTTAGCCCTGCTTACTACATTGTTTCTAATAAGAGCACTGTCTAAGAACATCTCGTTAGAAACAAAGTTAGTATATACCGCGTTTTGATACGTATTGTATGCTAGCAGCTGAATGATAGTCTGCATGCCAGAACTTTCAAAGTCATAGTCTTGAAACTGCGACTGACTGGAAAGGAACGTAGCCAAGTTGTCTTTGATCTTGTCAAAGTTTAAATCTGTTACTAGTAATGCATTATTAGCAGCCATCTACCTTACTCTTTCTATTGCTACTTCGAGATCTACTGGGAATCGCTGGTTAACAATCTGAAACTGTATCTTAATAACGAGCGCATTGGAGTCTGGGCGTACTGTAACATCAACCTGTATTACTTCAGCGCGAGTCTCATACTGTTTGATAGCGAGCGTTATATCACGGGTGATCTTATCGCGCAGTAAAGGATCGTCTGTATTCTCAAACAACAGCGCTCTAACATTGCCGCCATATAAAGGATCGTATGGACGCTCGCCAAAGTTTGTTAGGATCAGATTACGTACCGCTCGCTTTACTGCATCCGCGTTTTTAAGCACAGGAAGTTTACCCGTCACTGGATGAGGGGTAAAAGTTACATTGACATCACTGAATACAATCTCACGTAGTAACGGGTTTTGTGATCCTGATGCCATTACAACTCCCAACTATTTTCTTTTATTTATCGCTGTTCTTAGCGTCCTGTATCTCTTGACGCAAAACTTTACACAATTTAGCAATTTCTGATAGCGCTTTACGAGCTCTAGTGCCCGCAGTCTTATTGCCCGCTTCAAACTTTTCCATCTCTGAAGCTACGACTGCACAATGCTGTTCAAATAAATCTTTAGTGTTCATTATACTGTTCCTTATGCTACGGCTGTTAATACGCCGTTATTAAAAGTAAACGTGGTACCGTCTACCGTGAATGATTGTTCAGCTACAACTGCCCCTGCACTTGCTAATGTTCCGGTTGCAAAAGAACTGTTTGCAGAAAGCGAAGTGCCTACAGCAGCGGTTATTACATCTTGTTCTTCTGAAGAAGTGTCATAAGGTGCTGTTACAAAGCTGTTAACATCGGTCATAAACTTTGCTTTGTTGTCGGTAGTAGCACTCTCGATTAACCCAGCAATACCATGGTCGGTATCAAACACCGGTGCTATTCCTGTAATTGTAGCTAGCTGAGCTTGCGTCTCAGCAATCTCTTTTAGAGCAGCATCTACCCCAGGCAGTGCTGTCTCCAGTAAGTCAGTCGCTGCTCCAATAGATTCATCAAGTAAGGTATCTATGGCGGACTCTGCACACAACAATAAATTTTGTTGCGCTGCTTGTGCTGCTACTGTGATATTAGTGATTGCTTGTGCTGTCAACGCAATCTGTATAGCAAGATCGACCATAGCAAGTACTTGTGGTCCTATGTACAGCGTGACAAACTTCTTAGCCCATTTAAGTAGCTTCAATGGATCGGTCGGTAGCTTCAACAGATCACCAAACGGTGTTAGATCTGCTACCTTACTAGTCTTCGATTGCAGCATCTCTTTAACTAACTGCACTTCATCTTTGATGATCTGTTCTATACTCTCACAGTCAATAGCATTGTTCAATCGATCAGCTGCAGCATCTAATGCCTCGTATGGAAATATAATGCCAATACTACTGCCTGGCTTGAATTGCAACTGCCCTTTTTGATCGACCGATAAGTTAGATCGCTGCGTTACATAGAAAGGAGCGCCATCTTCTTCAGCAAAGTTTGAATTGTCCGCATCTATCTGCGCAGCTTCCTGTTGCTCGCGTCCCTCATACTCGCGAACAATAGCACCGTTCTTATCACGCACCTCATAGGTAATAATATCGAGCTCATATTTACTAGCCTTTCCTAAGGCTAGCTCAGAAAGCTGTACTACTTTCATTGCATCTTGATTAATCTTCAATAAGTTAGCCATCGTCAAATGCCTCTGTGTGTCAATATACCTTTCTCAAACCCATAAGTGATACCGTTAATATCAACAATGGTATCTGTCAACCCAGTACCTACAACCAGCCTATCAACATCCAACGAGCCAACAATCTTTGTATGGCCCTTAATAGTAATGCTCTTTGCATCGATCTTATACGCACCTTCAGCAATGTGGCTGTAATGTCTAGAAAGACTTCTCATATCCCCTTCTGGAACTATTCGGTAATCATTACGCTGGACAAAGGTATACAAATCACCGGTCACCTTATCTATACGCCTAGGAATCCGAGGCCCTTCGTTGTCTTGATCGCCATTGTCGATGTTAATATAAGTGCCGTTGTGATGGTAGATGTGTATCCTCTCAAACCCAGCAGTATCATCGACCTCAAAGATATGGCCCATCTTAGTCTCCCAAACCTTATTGTCTGGATACTTTGACTTAAACTTAGACCAACTTTGTATAACAGGCTCATCGATATCGAACCCTACAATACCACCCTTGGTCTTGATCTGATTCTGCTTCTTACGATTGATGATGTTATGCTCGTAGTCTTTATCATCACCATGTACTTGCACGTTATCATTACGAGCTAGACGATTGGTATCAGGCTCTTTCTCTTTGTACGTCCAACTAGCTCCATCTCTAGGAAACTTCTTGTCTGGATCATAGAACCCTTGCTCAGGACCCAAAGACTCGTGCAACGGAATGCCGCCAATACAACCCATCACCATAGGCTCTCTAGCAATCTCTCCATCAAGGAACATACCCATCACCCATGTCCCTTTCACAATACCAGTCAACGAACCTCCGGTACCGCTATTGACACTAGTGTTAACGGGGTGCATTACTTGAGCCCATGGTAAGTCTTCGACCTTTACCTGTTCCCCTTCTCCACCGGAAGCACCACCAGCACCACCACCACCAGAAGTACCACCTTTACCGTTAGCATACTCGGGAATCTGTGACATCGGAGTTCTTTCTAGCAGTTCCTCCATCCCGTTACCAACTACAGGAAACCCTCTAGACGATCGATCAGATTGTGCTACTTGGTTAGGGGGGTACGTTGCTGGATCGTTTACATCAATACCAAAGTTATTAAAGTAAGCTTTAGCATACTCGGTGTCGTTAATACCAACGGCAGGATCACTAACAACATTACCACCATTGCCACTCTGGCGTACATCACTTTCCTTGCCACTTTTCCCAGCAGAAGGAGCAGCAGGCTTACTAGTAGCACCAGTCTCACCAGTATGCCATCCAAAGATACGAACCTTCAAACGACCTAACTTAATAGGATCATCATTATCCTCAACAACTCCCATCCACATGATAGGATTGTACCCAAAGAATTCCTGTTTAACTTTCATCAACAACACCCATCTTTTTCAAATATGCCTTCTTATCTTGTTCACTAACCTTACAACTACGTATCTTCTGATACCCCCACCACCATTGACCACGATCATCCTTACGAGGACTCATCCACCATTGCAATGTATGCTTACGACTAGTACTCATCAATCACTCTTACTATGATCGAATGCCTTAGGGGACGGAGCTTCCCCTAACGATTCCTTACTACACGACAACACCATAGTGTAAACATCGCTAGCAGTATCGTAATGATGCCTAATAGCAGTGACAAAGAACGTTGCAGTCTGTCCATACAGTAGTAGGAACTTCTCATGCTCACCCTCAAGCTGTGTTGGCTGAGGGATATTGATCTCGACCATCTGCCCAACAATCAGCTCAGCAATGCCAGGTGTAGTGATCTCGATTACGTTCGTGTTGAGGTTTGCTAGCTCGTGTGCTGTGTATGATAGGAACTTCTGCCTCACTCTAGGAGCGTTTAATTGATCTCCTTTCGCTGTCTTGCCTTTAAGATACCCTATTTCCTGATATGTCTCGCCATCTTCCTTTATATTGGAAAGCATCAGTCTCCTATGGGTTGAAAACGCTTTTTTCGCTTTTCCCAGTTCCCCTTGCTCACTGATGAATTTTTCACCTGAATTTGGAATGTGATCAATCTCGTCCCAATTTTTCTTATAATCAAACTGATATTTTTTCTTATCGGCGTTCTTTAGCGGATGAACGACGAATCTCTTTAAGATTGGATCAATAATGTTGACTTCATTGTAATATGCTCCCCTATGGGAAGTGTCTAGATTATCAAATGAATCAAGATAGGTGATGTTGGTGATGCTTCTTGCTGGGTATGCTCCCTTGCCTTTTTCTAGCTGAGGTTGTTCATTTGGTACAGACAAGAAGAATTTGTATTGAGTCGGCATTCCTGTATAGAAAAACGACAACGGGGCAAAATAAAAATCTTCCCTGGTCTCGAAAAAAAGATATGACGATGCTTTGTACGGTCCTTGAGCTTCTTTCGCTAGCTGATTGATTACATGTACTGGGTTCTGTCCTGATGTCACCTTACTGTATACGTTATCAGCAGGGATCGCTCTTAGCATCTTNTCACTGGACTTGAGATAATTATCATAGACGTCTGTCGCAATCTCGTGTGGCTTCTTGTCTATGTAAGGCTTATAGACATACTCTAGTGAGTTCTTATGCCCTTCTCTTGATATAGCATGCAAAGTGTATACTTGAGCTCGGTCTTTAATATTAGTACG